CCAATTTCCTCATGAGCTTGTGATTTAACACTATACGCATCTATAGTGACCGCAACGTCATTCCTAGTGATAGTCTCACCCAAACTGGAATTAGTAGATTCCTTCCCTGCTACATGAAAACCCAATATAATATTGTGATTCGCACTCAAGATAGGTTCACCACATCTAAGCCTCTGTCCAATATTGTACATCACTCTTACGTCTTGCACATATTCAAAAACAGAAGGCATATTTGGCACCTCTCTGGTCCAAGGTCCTCTACCTAATTTTCCTCCTGTTTTAATTCCTTTAACTTCAACAAAACCCTGAGTGAACCTTTTTCCAGTGATATAGGGTGTTATATCCTTATGTAACTTAAAGTTGTGTAATTGATAGATACCTAAATCATGCGATATGTTGTGAACTAGAACTGGATTCCAAACTACAACTTTGAGATTGATCCCCGACTCAAATTCACATTGTTTTTCTATCAATATCTCCTGTGCACCTTCTAACATATGGATGTTACCAATAAAGTGATTACCTTTGATAAAAAGAATGCTGGTAGACATTGCCTTATTCTTAATGGAACAGTTTCTAGTTATCTTGTAGAAATTAGCCTGTATTTTCCTCTTAAAATCTTTCCTGCTAATAGACCTAGATTGTTGTGTAGTGCCATCATCACTCTCTTTTTCCCAAGTCTGTTCCAATCCTTGCGATTTTGGCTCTTCTTTCTTTTCTTCTTTGGAAGACATTGCATTGTATGCCACATAGGTTGCTACTACCACCGTAACTACTCCAGCACACACAGACATTCTTTTAAGAGCATCTGCACCTATATCTATAGAAGCAACTATCTCCTTAAACTTTCTCTCTCCTGTCTTTTTCATATGAGCAAGTTTTTCTTCAAAAGAACTGGTCTTAGCCAATAAGTAATGTGTCATCTTTCTGTAACCCTTTTGTATGGATACCCATACAAATGACCAAGTCAAGAATTTTATTCACATCAAATAAAATTCTAATCCATAGTTAGCAGCAAAAACACTTGACATATGGCAAGCGTATAATATGTAAAAAACCATATGTTGTCTAGTGGGTATCTCTTGTAACAAGGTCATTAGCCAACCAATTGCATAAAAATAACCAGAGGCTGTAGCTGCAGCTTGACTCACAAATTTACATGTATCACAATACATTTGTGGAATTACACAATCACACAATTCTGACATATGCTTTCTACCGTCAAGCCTTAATTTCTCTATCCTCCTGTGTTCAATACACATTTTCTTAACTTCTCTTAAAAAGGGTCCAACCTCCATATTTGATTTGGAATCCATGGGCACAAACTCTCCCAAATCATTTATTTCACATATTGTATATAATGAAGGATGTTCACCAGATTTCAAAGTTTTATCTGGATCAATCTCACCCTTCAAACCAGTAAGATGAGGTTTTGCTGCCATCTTAACAGCTACCTGTACTCTCC